CGAGTTCTCTAAGCAACTTGCTGCTACTAATGTTCGTGTAAGGACTCTTGAAGTTGCCGCTGCTCGTAAAGCACAAGGAGTTGGTCAATACGTTGGTGTTGGTGTTCTTCTAGATCAGCAAGGTGTAAGTGGTAATGGTTATACTGCTAACCGCATTGTTTCTGGTGTTACTGTTCAATCACGTTTCCCTGTAGCGACTGTTTGGGGTAATGAAGTTTCTGTTCGCCCTTATGCTAACTTTGTTGGTAGTCCTTCTGGACAGATTGGTGCTGGTGGTGGTGCCCTTGCTACTTATGATTACTCTATCTCACGCAAGACCCTTGCTGATGGAACTAAAGTAAGTCGTGCTAATGTTTATGGTGGTGTTGGTTATCAAGTTCCTTTCGTAAATAACACTACTTCAAACTATCAGTCTGCTGTTGGTTCACGAGGTCAAGTTGTTCTTGCTCTTGGTGTTGAAGGTCGCATTACCAATTCTTTGGTTGGTTTTGTTGATGTAAAACTACCAACCACCAATGCTGCTAATTCTTATGGTGTGACGAATGGGACTTATAGTCCAGTGTTCACAACTGGTCTGGGTATCAAGTTCTGATAGACTACTCATAAGATGAGTCGGACCACCTCTTTATGGGGTGGTCTTTTTATAGAAATTGGGCGAATAGCTCAGCGGTAGCAGCTTCTCGTTTACACCGAGACGGTCGGGGGTTCGAATCCCTCTTCGCCCACTTTATAAATACTTGAAAAGTATTGGTATAATGGAAAAATTATATAAACTAATTAGTGATGTGCAGGCAAATCTTTTTGTCCTTTTTCATAAGACATGGGTTTTTCATTGGAATGTAGTAGGTCCTGATTTTCAACAACTTCATACTCTCTTCGGTGAACAATACAATGAAATGTTTGAAGAGATTGATCGTATCAGCGAGCACATGCGTTATATGAATGTGCGTCCTATTGGTACACTTACAAGAATGGTTGAAGTGGCAACCGTTGGTGAAGGATCTAATACATCCCAAATTGATGAAATGGGTCAAAAACAAATTATTCTTGGAAAACCGATTACAAAATCTGATGAGATGATTAAGCGTTTGATGGTTGATAATCTCACTTTAATTGAATTACTTACTGCTTTATCTGAGGAAGCAGAAGCACAGAAGCAATATGCTACTGCCAATATTGCTCAAGATATAATGGAATCACATGGAAAATTTGTTTGGCAATTGAGATCATTCACTGAGAAGACTGCTAAACTTTCAATCGAAGATTCTGAAATAACGCCAATTCAAGTTCCAGAGGAACAACCAGTAGACCCGTATCAAGTACAACCATTCGTACAGCAATAATAAATTTTTTAATTGAATTAATAACAAAATGCAAAACTTACGCATTCGTTGCAAATTGTGCAACAGAGAAATAGAAGGGCATCCAACAAAAACATTTGCCTGCGGGTGTTCAAATATGGCAACAATTCGTGGGGATAAAATATCAGCACTTGACTTATCAAAGGTTGTTATGCTAAACTTCATGTATACAAAAGAGAAGTCTGGTGTTCTTACAAACGAGGATCTTGTCTTTCAGGAGGAAAGACGCCAACGTAAAGTAAGACGCTTAGACTTTGAAGTCCGTTAAGGACTTATTTTGGAGAGGTGGCCGAGTGGTTTATGGCAGCAGTCTTGAAAACTGCCGATGTGAAAGCATCCGTTGGTTCGAATCCTACCCTCTCCGTATTGACATGATGAGATAGTTGTAGTTTAGATTTATTATAAATAATAATATACCAACCTAAACTATAATGAATAAGGATCTTTTATTTGAAATGTTGAATGGTGGAATGTCTATGAATGACATTTCAAAAAAAGAAAGTAAATCACCAACAACTATCAGGTATTGGTGTAAAAAATATGGATTAAAGTCTAATTACACACCCATAAAAAATTCAAAATCAAACCATAAATGTGGGATATGTGGAGAAACTGACCCAGAAAAATTTTATGGACATAAAAAACGAGTATGTGGGAAATGTCACAATACATATACCTTGGAACTTGGAAAGAAAAAAAGAGATTTTATTATTGAATCTATGGGGGGAAAATGTATTTCTTGCGGTTATAATAAATATTCTTCAGCACTTCATGTGCATCATATAGACCCGTCAAAAAAAGATCCAAAATTTGCCAACATTCGTTGCTGGAATCAAAATAGAATACTTGACGAAATAAGGGGATGTGTGCTATTATGTGCTTGTTGCCATTCAGCAGTTCATGCTAATCAACTAATACTACCGAATGTCGCCTAACTTGGTCATGGCACCTGCTTTGGGAGCAGGAATAATCTCAGTTCAAATCTGAGCATTCGGATTACCAGTTTTCCAACTGGTACACTTGACTTAAAGGTCATTTCATCCTATAATAACAAGGCAAACAAATCAAAGCAATGTCGGTTACAATTAAATTTAAGAAAGATCTTCAAACTCTTAAATCTGCGGTTAATGGTGAATTTTATCTTGATGTAAAGAGTCCGAAACTTTACAAAAAGATTCGTCGTTATTATCAAAATGATGGCGTAATTTTCTCTGAAGATGCTCTAGATAATTATGATATTCTCATGGAATATATTGCCAAAGATCTAGAAACTTCTGAGGTTGTGTGATGACAAAAGTTATTCTTGAACGTGAAGGATACCGATTCGTTGAGAAAGGTATCATCGAATTAAACGGTATGCCTGATTATCGCCTACAGAAGCAGAACTACTACACTAAACACTGGAATGACATTTATCTGTTTGATAATTCTATGCAACTTATTACTGCAATGGAAGATCAACAATATGCGCGTTGGCTAGATCCTGATAGGGTTCCTTGTTATGTCAAGGAAAATGAATGAAAATAAAGTAATTATTATTGAGAATACTTTTTCAAAAAATAAATTATTCAATTTTCAAGAGAGTATCAAAAAATTAAATAATTCAAATAAAGATGAATGTTGGTATGATTTAAATCAGGAACATGAATATTCAATTATTTGCAATGATCTTTTGAATGAGTGTTCCAAATACTATAATCTTTCTTCTTGTATTGGATATGAGTTTTGGACTCAAAATAATAGACGACCTTGTAGTTGGCATTATGATAAAGACGAAATTCATTATGAACTTGTAAAAGAATATAAATTTCCTATTTGCTCAATTGTTTATTACCCAATAGTGAATAATTTAATTGGTGGAAAACTTCATATTGAACATCAAATAATAACTCCATATGAAAATATGATGGTTATTTTTCCTCCAGGATCTTATCATTATGTTGAAAAATTTGAAGGAAATAGATGTTCCGTTTTAGTTAATCCTTGGGATTATAATATTAGTCTCGGGATGACTTAAAAAGCGCACTGGTCGGGACCCCCTGAAAGTCACGGATGGACTCAAACAGAACTGGTGGAGTCAAATATGACCCTATTGTTACACACAACACACACAACGGAGAAAACAAATGACACCTTACGAATTACGTTTTGAAATCTTTAAGCAAGCACAAAATCTTGCTGACCAAGAATTTCATACGACATGGCAATCGGTTGATAGGAAAAATGAAATGGATAAGGATTCTATTGATTATCCAACTTATCCTTCTTATGAACAAATTGAAAAACTTGCAGAGAAAATCAATGCCTTTGTGAGTTCCAAATAGGTTTCCAATTTCCAGTCAAAGAATTGGTGGCGAGCCTGAATGACCTATAGGGAGAGTTGCATAAACTCTTCTTTTTTGGTATAATAACATAAATGAAATCAATTAAATGAATTTACATCTAACGTATTTTGGTGATAATAATTTTTCACTAGGCAAACAACGAATTCGTAGGCAAGCAGAAGGATTTGGAGTTTTTAAATCTATCCAAGAATTTGGTAACGAAATCTTTAAAGAAGATGAATATATAGATTTTTCTAAAAATATTTTAGATTCTGAGGGAAAAATTCCTAAAAGAGGACTTGGATATTGGATTTGGAAATCTTATATTATTAGTAAAGTTTTGAACAATATCCCTGAAGATGATGTCATTCTTTATGTTGATTCTGGTTGTGAGTTGAATAAGAATGGCCTTGCAAAATTGGAGCAGTATTATAAAGAGTGCCTTGAAACCGAAGGATTGTTCTTTACACTAGATCTTCCCGAAATTCAATGGACAAAGATGGACACCTATCGTAGGGTGATGGTTGAAAATGATGAATATATGATGACTAGACAAATTATTGCTACATCATTTTTTATGAAAAATACACCTTTGATGAGAAGTGTAGTTAAAAAATGGAAAGATATTTGCGTAGAAGAAAATGGACATTATCTTGATGATAGTCCTTCAGAACTTCCTAATAATCCTATTTTCAGGGAGAATAGACATGATCAATCAATTCTATCTCTTCTAGTCAAAAACTTTGCCGAAAGATATGACTTTACTTTTCGTGAGGACGATACTTATGAAGAAATATGGCAAAAGAATGATCTTGAAGGATTGCCTGTTGGTCCTGGGCAAGCAAAAGTATGGAACACTTATGGTCGTGAATTTCCTATTTGGGCAACCAGAAATGGGAAAATAGATTTTACAAATTGTGAGGTTTAGTGTGAATAGAGTTAATAGACCTTGGGGATGGTATGAAAATTTATATGAAGATTCTACCTACAAGATAAAAAGACTTTGCGTAAATCCTAAAGAACAAATTTCTCTTCAATATCATAAATTGCGAAATGAACATTGGGTCGTAGTTGAAGGTAATGGGAAAATAATTATTGGTGAAGATGTTAAAGATGTTTCTATTGGAGATTATATTTTTGTTCCTATAGAATATAAACATCGAATATCTTCTGGAGATTGTGGTATAATAATTGTAGAAGTACAACAAGGATCTTACTGTATTGAAGAAGATATTGTAAGAATTCAAGACAACTATGGTAGACTTTAAGTTATGAAAAAAGCATTAATTACTGGTATCACAGGTCAAGATGGTTCATATCTTGCCGAACTCCTTTTAGAAAAAGGTTATGAAGTTCACGGCATCATCCGCAGATCTTCATCTATTAATACTGACAGAATTGATCACATATATCAAAATATTAAATTGCATTATGGAGACTTAACAGACTCTACCAATATAGTAAGAGTTATTCAATTAGTTCAACCAGACGAAATTTACAATCTTGGTGCTCAAAGTCATGTTAAGGTATCCTTTGAGATACCTGAATACACTGCTGATGTCGATGCTATGGGCACTCTCCGTGTCCTTGAGGCAGTCCGTCTTCTGGGTATGGAAGACCGTGTGCGCATCTATCAGGCGTCTACCAGCGAACTCTACGGACTAGTTCAGGAGTCTCCACAGAAGGAGACTACACCCTTCTACCCTCGTTCCCCTTATGGTGTGGCAAAGATTTATGGATATTGGATTACAAAGAACTATCGTGAGGCATATGGAATCTATGCCTGCACTGGTATTCTTTTCAATCATGAATCACCTCGTCGTGGTGAAACCTTTGTAACTCGTAAGATTACTCAGGCACTTTCTAAAATTTCTGTAGGACTTCAAGATTGTTTGTATCTTGGTAATCTAAATGCTAGACGTGACTGGGGACACGCCAAAGACTTTGTAGAAGCAATGTGGTTAATGCTCCAACAAGATGAACCAGAAGACTTTGTAATTGCTACTGGTGTTCAGTATTCGGTTCGTGAGTTTGTTGAGGAATCGGCACCTTACTTTGGTATGAAAATTGAATGGCAAGGTGAAGGACTTGATGAGATTGGTATTGATAAGAATACTGGAAAAACAGTCATTCGAGTTGATCCTAAATATTTTAGACCTACTGAAGTAGAGACTTTGTTAGGTGATGCCTCTAAGGCAAAGGAGAAATTAGGTTGGGAACCTAAGATCTCATTCAAACAATTAGTTGAGGATATGTGCATTTATGGACAGTGATAGTAAAATTTTTGTAGCAGGACATCGTGGATTAGTTGGGTCAGCAATTATCCGACAATTAGAAAAGCAAGGTTGTAAAAATATTGTAACTAGAAATAGAACTCAATTAGATCTTCGGATTCAAAAAGATGTAGATGAGTTCTTTATGGAAGAAAGACCTGAATATGTCTTTCTGGGAGCTGCTAAAGTGGGTGGTATTGGATACAATAAACAAGTACCTGCAGATTTTATTCGTGAAAATTTGCAGATTCAAACTAATGTAATTGATAGTGCTTATCGTAATGGTTGCAAGAAACTTCTATTTCTTGGTTCTGCCTGCATTTATCCAAAACTAGCACCTGTTCCAATCAAAGAAGAATATTTGATGACAGGTCCTTTAGAGGAAACAAATAGTGCATATTCTCTGGCAAAAATTGCTGGATATATGATGTGTAAAAAATACACTCAACAGTATGGATTTTCAACTATTTCGGTTATGCCTAACAATCTTTATGGTATTAATGACAATTTTATTCTTGAACAATGTCATGTGATTCCAAGTTTCATTAATAAGTTTGTAACTGCAAAGGATAAAAATCTTCCTAATGTTAGTTGTTTTGGTGATGGAAGTCCAACTAGAGAATTTTTGTTCTCGGAT